AGCTCGGCGGCCTGCCCCCGGATCTCGCCGGAGACCTCCTTGCCGTCGATGGTGAGGCGGATGCCTAGTACGAGATCGGTCATAGCGCGCTTCGCGCGAGTGATGAGTACCCCTCAAGGGGGTATTGAAAAGAATGATGAGTGATGAGTGATGAGTTCATTCTTTTGGCTCGTTGAGGATCGGCAGCGCCGCCGCCTCCATCACCTGCAGGTCGGAGAAGGTTCGCCGGCGGTTTCTGACGCGGTTCATATTCATCACCACGTCGACGCCGGGATAGTCGAGGCCGAAAACCCCGCCCATCGCGCCGACGCGCCACTGCGTGCGGCAGGCGAGGAATAGATCGACGGCGCGCGTGTTCTCCGGCCACACCGCGAACGGCGGATCTCCCTCGTCCTCCTGCTCGGCCGCGTCGCGGACCTCGCCCTCGACGCCGAATTCGTCCCAGCCATCATCGCCCTCATCCTCGCCGCGCCCGCCCGGCCGCGTCACGTACCGCGCCCAGTGCTTCGCGGCTAACGCGAGTTTTTTCTTGCGGCCTCACGGCCCTGCTGCACCTGGAGATGCGCGGCGACGAACGCGAGCCGCACGTACTGGATCTGCATCAGCCGCGCCAGGTTCTCGGCATTGAACGGCAGCACCTCGCCGCGCTCATCCTGGAACTGCCCGTCCGGCCAGCCCGTCACCGCGCGCAGCATGAGATCGATATCGTTGCCGCCGGCGAGCGCCTCGTCGATATCGTCCTGCGTCAGATATTCGAACTCGACGCGCGCATCGAACTTCTTCACACCGCCGCCGTCCTGCGGCACCGCGATCGTCACCGGCCATTCGACGGTGCGTTTTTCAGCGATCTTGAACATGGTTCTATCCTCAGTGATTAAGTGATTGAGTGATTCGGTGATTAAGTGCTCGTTAAAGCCTCCAAAAAAAGGCGGGCCGCCCGGTGAGGGAATGCCCGCCAGTGTGCCCGCTTTTATTGTAGTGCCTCCGGTTACCGAGAGGCAGTTATGGGTGCGATGCTCCTTATGTTGAGTGATGAGTGATGAGTGATGAGTGATGAGTTAAACCCATTACCCATTACCCATTACTCATCACTGAATTTAAAGCGCCTGAAACGCGATCTCGTCGTTGCCGAGGTTGGGCACGAGCCGCGTCGCCATCGTCAGCGCGACCACGCCGTCGCGGTTCTCGTAGCGCGGATTGGTGAGCTGCACCGCCGGCGTGTGGACGTGGAACTGATTGCCGGCGGCGGTGCCGTGCAACACATTCATCGCGCCCAGATTGATGGCGGTCACCTGCGTGAAATAATTTTTGTCGGCGAGGATCGGGTCCTCGATCGCGACGCTGCCCGCCGGCGCGCGATCCACCAGCTGCACGTCCTCCATGCCCACCAGGTTGCGATAGACGAGTTGGTTGGCGAGGTTGGCCTCGAGCCCGTAGAGCCGGCCCGCGAACCCGTGCAGGGTGAAGCCGCTGGTGTTGGCGTTGTTGACGTGCAGCGGCTTCTTCCAGGCGGTAAAGACGTCGGTCGGCAGCGCGGTATCCGAGATCGTGCCGAACAGGCCCTCGAAACTGTACGCGAACATCGGCACGGCGCGCGCTTGCAGGCGCAGCGACACGCTCCCGCGGCAGCCCAGCATGATGTGGCGCTTGCCGTCGAGATTGAAATACTTGGTGACGGCCTCGAAGCCGGTCGAGACCGGCAGGTAGGCGACCTGCGCGTCGATCGAGTAAGTGGTGGTGACGTCCGGCACGACGGTCCAGGCCTCGCTGACGGTCGCGACCTTGGTGGCGCCGGTGTAGGTCGAGATCACGCGCGATTGCCCGTTGCCGGTGCCGCCGGTGGTCTTGATCCTCATGCCGCGGTAGGCCTCGTCCGAGGCCGAGGCGCCGGCGGCGAGCGTGATGGTCGAGGCCGCGCCCGCTTGCGCCGTGCCGGCATGCGCGGCGGCGAGGATGAGTTCGCCGATCCCGCAGGCGCGCGCGAGCGGTCCCCACGCGGGGGCGACCCCCGCGGTGCCGGAGCCGGCGATCTCGACGTTGTAGTTGAGCCGCGCCCGCGCGGTGACCACGAGCTGCTCCTGGTGGCCCATGTAGACGCGCGCGATGTCGCGGTCGGCATACTCCAGCTCCATCGGCGTGAACTCGACGTCGCGCGTGTTGATCGCGTTCGCCGCGCCGGTGGGCACGGCGTCCACGCCGTAGGTGCCCTCGATCTTGGCGAGGATCGATTTTTTGCGGAAATAGCGGGTGGCCATTGGATACCCCGGTTATGAGTGATGAGTGATGAGTGATGAGTTAAGGGCGTTCAGCACTCAGTCGCCGGCGGGAAAAGAGGCGGGGCCGATGCGGCGCGGCCGATCCGGCGCGGGCTTCGGCGCGGGTATCTCCGCCGGTTTTTCACCCCCACCCTCGCCCTCCCCCTTCAAGCGGGAGGGGAAAACATCTCCTTCCCCCCTTGTGGGGGAAGGTTGGGATGGGGGGAGATCGAGCGGCTTGCCGTCGGCATCGCGCGCGCGGTTGCCCTCGGGATGGTCCTGCGTCGGGGCCTCTTTCTGCACCAGCTCGCCCGCGTCGTTCACCGCGTAACTGCCGCCGTGTCCTGGAATGTGTTGGGTCATGTCAGATCCTCAGTAAATTGCGCGTGGTGTAATCGTCCTGCCACCACAGCGTGAGATCGCGGAACTGCAACAGCCGGCCGGGACCGGCTTCGATCGGATCGAAGTCCGCCGCCGGCGGCCAGTCGAGCAGCGCGGTCATCACCGACGCGCGCATGGTGCGCAGATCGGCTTTCGCCGCCTCCCCGCGCGCATCGCGCAGGTTCTGCAGCACGAGAATCACGGCGAATCGATACACCGTGTGCTGCGACAGCCCGCCCGTGCCGTCGCGATTCGGGCCGGGCGTCATGGAGAGATCGATGACGAAAGCGGCCGGCAGTTGCCGCGGGACGTTCTCCACCGCGGCCTCGAAATCCGCCGCGCCGCCGATCTCGCGCAGCGTCGAGACCTGATCCGCCAGGCGCGCGATCACGAGCTGCGGATCGAAGAGTTCGATCGCCATCAGTAATCATCCAGCGTGCCTTCCGTGCCCTGGTTGGGGCTGCCCGTGGTGAAAACGCGGTCGCCCGCTTTGAAGTCCGGGCCGCCGCTTTGCGTCGCGACCTGGTTGGCGGCGTCGAGGCCGAGCGTCACGCCGCCGCTCGCCACGCTTTTCAGGAACTTGATCGCGTCCTCGTAGCGCTTGGTCACCTGGTCGGTCGCGCGGTCCTCGTAGAGAAAATAGCGCGCGATGTCGCCGGCGATCCGCTTGACGACGTTCGGCGTCGTCGCGAACGGCAACGTGTAGCGCGTCGCCACGTACGAATTGATCTCGTCGTCCGCGTCGGCCAGCGCCTTCGCGATCACCGCGGCGTCGATCGTGCCGGAGTTCGTACGGTCCGTGAGCTGGGTCAGCTCGTCCGCGCCGAAACGGTCTATCAGATCCTGTTGGGTGGCGTAGGTCATTTAGGGCCGGGAGATCGTCAGATCGGGAGGTCGGGAGGTGGATTTTCGCTCTCACGCTCTCACGCCCTCCCGCTCTCACGGTTTCTGCTACGCCACGCAGTCTTCGATGAAGTATCCCAGGTCGTTGGCCATGATCAGTTCGCGCACCGATTCACCGACGCGCACGCGCTGGCCGCCGCGCATGCCGATCTTGCCGTCGTATTCACTGCCCGCGATCCGGCCGCCCCACTGGGCCGTGAATCCGAACGTCGTGCCGCGCTGCGCGCGCGCCTGTTTATTCCGGTAGATCAGCGCGGCGTGCTTGCCCCACACGCGCGCGAGGCTCGCCGCCTGGCCCTTCTTGGCGGTGTTGACCCAGCCTTCACCGACCAGGATTTCCTCGAGCTCGAACAGATCCGCGATGAAGCGGCGCGGCACAATACCGGAATCGCCGGTGGTGCCATTGTAAGCCTTGACCATCGCCGCATTTTGCGCGAGCTTAGTGTAGGCCGCGCGGCCGATGACCATGACGTTTGGGCGCATGATGCAGGCATCGAGCCCCGTGGTGATGTCGGCAACCGGGTTGCTGTCGGCGTGCACCACGTTCCACTGATCGTTGCCGGACAGTTGCACTTTGTTGCCGCTGCCGTAGTTCGCCGCGGCGAAGACCAGCGCCGCGACGCGCTGCTCGCGCTTGAGAACGACCAGTTCGGTCAGGCCTTCGGCCGCTTCCATGAGCGGATCGGGCATGTTGGGCTGGTTGCGTGCGTTTTCGATGTCGGCGTTCGGCACTTCGTCGTCGAGCGCCTCGTCGAAGGTCGATGAGTCGACCTCGGTTGCGGTGAACTCGACCGTGTTGGGCGCGCCCTTGCGTCCGACGCGCGTCTCGGTGATGGTAAACAAGCTGCCCTTGGGGTAGCTGTTGTATTTGAAGTTCTGCAGGCCTACCGGCACTCGCGGCAGCACCTCATCTGCGATCATCCTGACATTGCGGTACGCGAGCGCAACCGCCGTGAGCTCGGGCGTGACCGGGAACGGCGCCACGGTCGTCACCAGGATGATTCCGCCGAGAGCGGCATCCGCCGGCGCGATCGCGCCGAAGAACATGCCCACCATCAACGCGAGGGCGAGCACGATCTGCAGAAGATTGGATTTGAAGTAGCTTTTCATCTGTGTTTCTCCTTGTTTGCTTTTACTCATCACTCATTACTCATCACCCATCACCGGCCTTTTAGAACATCGCCAGGTCGACGACGCGGTAGCGGATCCGGACCTTGAGCGGGCTGTTGCCGGTGGTGACCTCGCCGACCGCCAGGCACAGGATCAGCGCGGCGTTGTCGACCGGCGCCGCGGCTGCGGCCGCGAGCGGGTAGATGTGGCGATAGGCACCCGCCGTTACATCGAGGAAACCGGTCGTCTCGACGGTGGCGAAGAGCTGGCCCGAGCCATTGGTGTGCCGCAACTCGAGTTCCTCGGTGGCGCCGATGCCCGCGTAGGCCGCCGAGTTGTAGTCGAGGAACAACTGCATATCCACGGGGATGATCGCCTTGCCGCTGCCGGGGGCCGCGACCAGAACCTTGGGCGTCGCATTCAGCGCGAGGAGCTCGCCGGTGGTAATGGTCACATCCGCGCTCGCGATGCCGACGTCGGTGGCGATCACGCTGCCGGCGATGACCTGCACCGGGATGATGTCGCCGGCGCTGCCGGAGATCTCCGCGATCGCGCCGGCGTGCTGCTCGGTGCCGGCGACGATGGTTGCCGCGACGCCCTTGCCGTTGGCATCGGGGATCAGCACGTTGCCGCGCGTGACGCTGCCGCCCAGTTCCAGGAAGGCGAGGCCCTCCTTGATGACGTCGACCGGCTGGCCCGAAGCGGCGGCGAGCTGCTCGGAGATGCCGAGGATCGCGACCGACGCGTCGGTGGCCTGAATTGCCGCGCCATCGGATGAACCGTGCTTGACGAAACGGCTCGCGGCGACGGCCGCGCCGGCGGTGTAGGATTTGGTGAGGATAGGGTTCACGTGCGCTCCTGATCGGTGATGGGTGATGGATGACGGGCGATGGGTTTAATCAGTTCGCGCCCTTGGTGACGTGCTGCACGGCCGCAGTGACCGAGATCTCGCGGCCGGCCTTGCGTTCGGTCTCCTGGAATTCCACCGCGCGTTTCGCGATCTCCTTCGGATTGTCGAGATCGACTTCGACGCCGGTCTTGGCGGTTTCCTTGAACTCCACGATCTTTGGTTGCGCGGCGAGGTAGCTTTTGAGCCATTCGAGCGCCGGCTTTTTCTCGTGCTTATCGCCCTCGCCGAACTCGACCACGCCCGCCTGGTCGGTCCCGGCCATGAAGGCGATGAGCCCCTCTTTGAGCGCGGGCAGGACTTTGCCTTCCTTAACCAGCGCCTCGACGAACTCGGCGATCGCGGCGCGGTGGCGCTTCGCGGCTTCCGCGCGCTGCGCGTCCTCGGCGGTCTTGATCTTCGCTTCGCGCTCGGCGAACGCCACGTCTTTCGCGGCCTGCGCATCCTGTTGCTTCTTGAGTTCGGCGGCCTGTTGGTCGAGCTGTTGCTGGGTGAGCGCCATTTGCTTCTCCTCTGCTGTTTGTTCGGAGTAACTCATCATGGGCGAGCCGCTTCCCGCGGCGTCAGCGCGCGCGGCATCTTCGAGCGCGGCGACCGCGTAATCGGGCACGACCTTGTCGGCCTCTTCGATGGTGTGCTTGCTGATGATCCATTCGCGCAGGCGGCGCCAAAGCGAGGCGTTCTGCGTGTCGGCCCAGTCCGCGAATTCAATTACGCCTTGCTCGTCGGCGAAGCTCGCGGCCTTCAGCCCCTTTACCGCCGGCGGCGCCGCGCCGAGAAAACCGACGTGCCGCAGGTAATAGACGCCCGGCACCGGGTTCTGCGGGTGGTCGGGCGGGTAGAAGCTCGCGGAAACTTTCTTGAAGCGGCCGGTGGCGTAGAGCTCGGCGAACTGCGGCTCGACCTGCTTGGGGATCGCGTCGAGGCCGCGCTCGCGGTAGGACAGCGATTCAACCCAGCCGTAGGCGGGGTCATCGGTTTTGGGGTGCCCCACGACGAGCGGCGCTTCGTGCTTGGCCGGATCGTAGGCGGCGGCGCTCGCCGCCACGATGGCATCGGTGAAATCGTAGGTCTGGCCGTTGGTGGCGAGGTGGCGGCCGGCCCTGAAGATCGGGATCAGCTTCATTAGTCGCCGAGTCTGCCGCCGGCGAGGGCCGCCGTCTTGCGAAAAATTTCTGAGAAAATGATCGGGTTCATCAGCGGCAGAGTTTGCCGCCCCGCGCCGGGAATGTTTGGGTGTAGATTTCAGTAAATTACGCGGACCCCTTGCCATCCCAGGCCGGGCGCACCACATCGCCGATCGCATCCAGCGATTCGGTCTCCCAGTCCGGCGGCAGCCCATCAGTCGGGAAGATCATGCGCGCCGGGATCGTGATCTTGTGGCCGCGGCCAACGAAAACCGGCTTTCCGTTGACGAAGAAGCGCAGCGCCTTGGCTGTTTTCGCCTCGATCGTGGCGCCGTAGTGCTGAGTGGGCGCATAGGGCCTGTCGGTGCCGATCTCCACGCTGTTGCCTTCGACCTGATAGCTGATCGATTGCATCAGGTGACCTATATCGCGCAGCGGCTGGCCGTGACGGATTTTGAGCGGCGCCCACGGCCGGCCGTAGGGATCGGTGCTCATGTCGAAGCCCTGCCTGATCTTGGTTTCGAGCAGCCGGCCTATCGCGTCGAGCGCGGGACGCGGATCCTCGCCGATCGCGAACAGGCGATTCAACGCATCGATGACGGGGCGATCGTCGATGTGGATGACCGGATAAGTCATCGCGTGGCGCCTCGCCGCTGTGCGATCGTGGCGTCCAGCCATTCCAGAAAGGCGGCACGCAGCTCCGGCGGCGCGCCGGCGGCTTTGTCGCGTGCGACCTGGACGATCTCGTCGCGGCGGCTCGCGCCGGGCGCGTAACCGAAACCGGGATCGATGCCGACCGGCACCTGCGTCACTTCGCCGGTGCGCGGGTTTTGCCATTCTCGCGTTTGCACCGGGGGCGATTTATCCGGGCCGCTCTTGCCCAGGCGTTGGAGGTCGCGTTGCGAGAGCTGGATCCGCGTGCACCGGCAGTGATAACCATTCGGAGGCGTGTGCGTCTGCCACCACGGATCGTCGGCCGGCAGCACGATCCCGTTCCATGCGCGGTGCTGCGGGCGCGTGCGGCCATCGAGGATGGCGCTGTACATCACATACGGCGCGGTCGCCTTGTTCTCCTCGATCCGCGCGGATTGCCCGGCCGAATAGGCGGTGCTCAAATTCACGTCGTAGATCGTTTTGAGCCGCCGCACGCTGCCGAGCTGGACATCGCGCGCTTCGCCGGTCGCGGGGTCCGTCATCATCGCCCGGCCCCACCAGCCGCGGTTGACGAGTTCCGGTTTCAGCTCATCGATGAAGCGCTTCTGCGTCCAACCCTCGGAGATCACGCGATCGACATAGCCGTGCACATCGGAAAGCAGATCGAGGTCGAGCATTTTGGCGACGACGAAATTGACGTCATGCTCGTCGTGCAGCACGTCCTGCCAGGCGAACGAGGCGCGCAGCCCCTTGCCGCGAAAAAACGCGGCCGCTTGTGCCGGCGCGAGATTGAAATTGACGCTAGTTGCCACTCGTGCGGCCGAGCAGATGCGCGGTGAAGCCGGCGCGCTCGAGCGATTCGACGAGCGCCGCGGACGGCGCCGCCTTCATCAGCTCCGCCAGGCGCTCGCGGAAGGTGACGAGATCGCCGGTGGATTCGGCCATTGCGACGAGCTCGTCGATGCGCGGACCGAGAAGCTTCTCCCATTCCGCGGAGAATTCCGCGGCCGCCTGATCGATCGCCACCTGGTCCTCGGTGGCGCCGGCGACCGCGATTGCCGGTTCGGCGAACGCCGGTTGTTTGAGGGGGCTTGCCCCCGATTGATCGCCAATAATCGCCGGCAAGCCGGCTCCCACCGGCGCCTCGGTCCAGTTGTCGCCGTAGGTCGCGTTGATGTATTCCAGGCTCGGCCGGAATCCCATCTCGCAGATGGACTGATCGCGCGTCGCCTGCGCGCCGAGGTCCGCCTGCTCCTCGAAGTTCCGCCACACCGTGGGGTAGCCGGCGCCGGGCAGGTTGTAATCGACGATCCAGCGCACCAGCGTTTCGTTGAGCGTCTCCGAAACCTCGTCCGCATCGGCCTGCGCGATCTCTTTCCGGACCTCGTTCTGCACGGTCGCGACGCCGCTGCCCAGCCCCGTCAGCGCCGGCGTGGTGGTGATCGATTCGCCGAGCACGCACTCGCTCATCTGCTCGTCCATGTAGCGCGCGAGCTTTTCATAGGTGTCGATCGAGCCGGTGCGCGCCACCTCGAGCAATTCGATCATCATGCCATCGGGCACGATGATGCCCGCGTCCTGGGCGATGGCGGCGAGCGCGTCGAGCAGCTTTTTCTGTTCCTCCTTGATCGCGCCCGCGGGGTATTTTCCGACCGCGGTCGGGCTGCCGAACTTGTCGGCGAAGGTCAACCAGAACGTAATGTCCTGGCGCTTGAAAAACACCGGCCAGAAAAGCTTGTTGCCGAGCCCCAGGCCGTACGGCGATTCGTCATCACCGAAACGGTGCACGATGAACTTGCGCCCGGGCAGCGCCTCGCCGTCCATCAGGTGCTCGCGCGTGATGAGCCGCAGCGTCTCGTCCTCGGCGAAGACGAAGCGGCGCGCGTTGCGCGGCTTCACGCGCGCGCAAACGAGTTCCGCCCCGCGCACGTCCCACATCACCTCGCCCACCGCGAAGCCCTTGAGCTGAGCATCGAGCAGATTGCGCGTGAGGCGGTCGAAGCCGAGCGCCTTGAATTGCGCGGTCACCAGCTCGGCCGCCTGCGTATCGCGCGGCGATTCGGAGGCCGCGTCGACCTGCCACGGGCGCGCGGTCACCGCGAGCTTGCGCTTTTGCAGCACGGCGTAAGCGTGCGTGTCGCGCGCGAGCTCGTCGTAGATTTTGAGCCCCTTGCTGCGCCCGCGCGTCACGAGCGTGTCGTCGAGGTTTTGAAGGATGCCGCCGAACATCACGCGATTGATGTCGCGCGCGATCGAGGCGATCTCGTCGGTGGACAGGCGTTTCTTTCGGGTGTCGGGGGATTGGGCCATAGGATCAGCTCATAAATTCAGCGCGGGAAAAGCGCTCGCGGCCGGCATAGTCGTCGATCTGCGCGCTCTCGCGCATCCGCCCGAGCGATTCGAACTCCATCGGCACGACAGCGCACTTGGTCGCCGCCCAGGCATTCACCCCGGCAATGGCGGAGTCCCCGTGGCGGTATTGACCGTCGGCGCCCTTGTCCCGGCCGTCGTCCATCGTCGGGTAGCCGTTTTTCAAAATCACGCGGCGATGGTCGGCGATCACGTCTTCCGAACGCGGCAGCACGATCGAGCGGTCTTCGAACGCCGCCTTGTAGGGCGGGAAGTTCGCGGCGTACCAGGTCGGGCTCGCCATCACGCACTCCACGCGCGAGACGCCGTAGCGCTGGAGCGCGGCCTCGGCGTGCGCCTGGCCGTTGCCGCGGGCGTCAAACTTGGCGTGAAAAAATAACGGCAGCTCGTCGAGAATGAAAAACAGAATCTTCTGCTGCACGTCGAACGGGATGTTGCGCAGCTCGAGCAGAAAGCCGGCGCGCCAGCGCGACTGCGACTCGCGCTGCAGCACCAGGATGTCGGACAGATCTCCGCTGCGGCCGAAGTCCTGGCCGAGCACGCTGCGCCGGTCGGTGGGCAGGCTGTCGATGACGGGTTTCAGCGTGTCGCGGATCCAGGTGTCGGCCTCTTCCAGGCGGCGCTCGTTCAGCATCCACTCGGCCGGCTTGCGGTAATGGATGAGCGGGATGCCGTCTTCCATGCAGCGCTCGACGATGGTGCGCGGGATGTAGACGCCCGAGCCCATGCGCGGAATGCAGTCGAGCTCCTCGGCGGCGCGATCGCCGTAGTTCGCGCGGATTTTTGCCTCCCACTCGGCGCGCGTTTTTTCCTTGAGCCGCGCGCCCATCACCAATTGGATGCGCTCGAACAGGCCGGCGTCGAGCGCGGTCGTGAGCGTCGTCCCGTGCAGCGAATAGGGCAGCTTCCCGGCGCGGCAATCCTTGAGCAAAAGGTTGAATGGATTGTCTTCGCCGTTGTGCGACGACAATATGCGCACCCGCCCGCCCCAGATCAGCATCGCCATCGCGGCGGTGATCAGACCATCGAGATCGTCGTGGAATGCGGCCTCGTCGATGGTGACCTTGCCCTGTTTGCCGCGGATCGAGCGCGGGCGCGAGGAGAGCGCGAGGATCTTGGAACGCGAGGCGAAATCAATACGGAAGGCCTTGATCTGCCGGATCTCGCCGCGGGCATCGGTGTCGTCGAACATCACCTCCTGCATTGCGCTCGCGGCGCGGTTGAACGCGCGCGCCCACATCGCGCAATCATCGATGTACTCGCGAGTCATGTCCTCGGAGTACCCGATATACATCACGTCCATGCCCTCGGCCGCGGCGGCGGTCAACACCGAGTCGGAGGCGTCGCACCACGAGGCGCCGATGCGGCGCGACTTCTCCCACACCGCGACCTCGGCCTGGTCCGCGACCCAGGCCTGTTGATACGACAGCAGCACCGCCGGCGCCGAACGATCGTTCGGCGCGGTCTTGAGGCGGTCCAGGGGGTCGCGCGCGGCGGCAGCCGGGACCTCAATCCTCGATCCTCGATCCTTGATCCTGCTTTTTGGGGGGGTCTTTCTCAAAAAAATGGCCTTTAATGCGTTCGACGTTGAGAGTTAAAGGGGGGTTAAAAGGGGTCCCGGCGCGAGAACGTAGGGTGGTAAGGCCAAAATCGGCCTGGCGCGTTGTGGCGCGTCGGGCCTTTTCGCCCAAGGCTGCCCATTTTGCTATTCGCAGAAACCCCAGAGCGGCTCGATCTTGACGCTGAGTTGATTCGACGCGACACCCGGCTCGGCGTGACTCGTCGACTGACTGCCGGATGCGTCCACTTTGACGGCATAGGACGCCGGGAACGCCTTGAGCGCGACTGCTACGGCGCTCGCCACGTGATTCTTGATTGTTTCCTCGGGTTCCATGCACTTGATTGCCGCGAACTGTGATGCCAGTTTTTCTGCGACAGCGGATGGCTTGCCAATTGCACTTACGCTCCAGCTCATTTTGCTTCTCCTTGAGTTATCCCTCTGCTGAGGGAATTATGCTGCAATGCCGAGAATCTCCCGGCGGATGGTGTCGACGGCGCTCGCGGTGAGCCCGCCCTTCTTGGCGATCGAGGCCGCGCGGTCGGCAGCCGCCGTGACTTTGCCGCGCACTTCGATCTCGTGTTTCTTCTGATTCACGCTCGCGCGCGAGAGCGTCGCGACGTTCTTGGCCACGGTGGAGAGCAGCTTCGCGCGCTTCATCGGGTCGCCGTCGGCCTCCGCTTCCTGCAGCGCGACCAGCACCTCGAACACCTCGGTCTGTATCAAACTGATGACGGCCGCCGAGCGCTGGTCGGCGTCATCCGGCGCCGCCGCCGCGATCTGCCGCGCGGCCTCGGTGCTCGCCTTGATCGCGGAGAGCTTGCGCTCCAGGTGCGTGCCGTAGCGGTGGATCGAGGATTTCCCGATGTCGTAGCCGCGCGACTTGAGATCCGCCTCCAGCGCCTGGTAGCCGGCGAAGTTGCCCTCGATCAGCGCCTGATCGAGCCACGCCTTGACCTCGCGCGGGAGCTGCGTGATCTTGCTTCTCTTACCCATCACCCATATCCCATTACCAGTATTTACGCGGCCGCGCGATGCCCGGATCGCACTCGATGGTGTACTCGACCACGTCCGCGCCCTCGCGCGTGAGATCCGCGGTCCACGGCGCGCCCTCATGGCGCTTCAGCTCCACCAGGCCGCGGTCGGCGAGATAGTCGAGCTGGCGGCGCAGCTCCAGCGCCGTGCACTCGACCGGGATCGACTGGATCGCCGAGAGGATGAGCGTCTCGGCGACCGGTTGCGGCGCGCCGGCGTTGGCGGCCACCAGAATGTGCCAGCGGATGTTCTCGCGGCGAATCTTCTCGTAATCCATCGTTTAGGTCCTCTTTTGGCGTTCGGCGACCGCGTCGATTTTCACGGCAAGGGCGTCGAGCTTGGCGTTGATGACCGTCTCGGCACGGATCGCGTCCTCGCGCCGCACGTAGTGCACCGGCAGCTCCGCGCGCAGCTTCAGCATCTCGCGCTCGCGATCGATGTTCGCCTGCTCCAGGCGGTCGAATCGTTGCTCGGATTTAGCGCGCCCCTCGCGGCGCAGCTCTTCCTGCGCCGCGAATCGATCGTCGAGATGTTTCTCGAATTGCCCGACCATCATCTTCGACATCGCCGCGATCGAGCCGATGAAGAAGGTGGACATGCCGCCGAGCAGTGTGATCAGTTGCCACAAATCCAGTTGCAAGCTCATCGCCGCCTCTTGTTTTTAAGTTCGTATATTTTCGCGCAGTCCACGCAGCGCTCCGTCCCCGGCACCGCGCACCGGCGCGCATCCGGGATCTCCTCGCCGCAGTCCAGGCAGTAGGAGGGGGCTTGCCCCCGATCGGCAGCAAGCTGCCTCCCACACAGCCCCCTCGCACGCTGCGCCGCGAGCGCCTGGTCGCGCATCCACTGCTCGTGCTCCTGCGCCTGGTCGAACATATCCATAATCAGTGATGGGTGATGGGTGATGGGTGATGAGTCAAACCCTTTACCCATTACTCATTACTCATTACCGGGCTACTTACGCCGCACCGGCAGCGGCAGCACCCGCACCAGTTTTCGCCCGTCGGACAACGGCGCTTCGCAGCGCAGCTTGTAATCGACCCCGTCCAGGCCGGTCTTCACGCTCTGCAGCACATTCGAGGTCGATATTTGCAGGGCGCCATTGAGCATCTGCGCCGCGCCCGAGTCCGTGCCGTTGGTGATCTCAACGGTGATGTCCGGGTTCGCGCCCGGATCCGCCTCGTTCAGGATCGTCGCGCCGCCGATTTCCTTGGCGTAGGGGAAAGTCACCGTGATGATCTCGGCGGGGTCTTTGGATTCGATGCTCATCGGGGTTCCGGTGCGGTGAATGTGCGGCCGGGATCTTCGGCCGTGAACAAGCGCGGCCGGTCGGCCGCCGTAAATGCGCGCGCCTCGTCCGGCGCGATGTAGCGCGGATCGCTCACCAGGCCGAGCTGCGCCAGCGCCGTGCCGAAGGCCTCTGTGCTCGCGATCGCGCCGGCGCCGGTGATCGTCAGGTTGAGCTGGTCGGCGCCGAACGCCTCAGCGCTCGCGATGCCGGACGCGGTGACGGTGACGCCGCCGGGCGTGACGGTGTCTGCGCCGAACGCTTCGCCGCTGGCGATGTCGCCCACGGCGGGCAGCGTCAAGTTGAGCTGGTCAGCTCCGAACGCTTCCGCGCTGGCGATCGCGCCCGCGGCCTGCAGCGCGAGGTTCACCTGATCGGCGCCGAAGGCCTCGGCGCTCGCGATGTCGCCCACGGCCGGCAGCGTCAAATCGAGCCGGTCGCTGCCGAATGTTTCGGCGCTCGCGATGCCCGAGGCGGTCACGGTGACGCCGCCGGGCGTGACGGTGTCCGCCCCGAACGCTTCCGCCGTCGCGATGGCGCCGGCGCCGGAGAGCGCGAGGTTCACCTGGTCGGTGCCGAAAGCTTCGGCGCTGTCGATTGCGGATGCCGTGACGGTGACCCCGCCCGGCGTGACGGTCGTATCGCCGAACGCTTCCTCGCTCGCGATCGCCGTCGGCGAAAGGGTGATCGGCCCCAGGTCCACGCTCGCCGCACCGAACGCCTCCGCGGTCGCGATCGCACCGGCGCCGGAGAGCGTGAGATTAAGCTGATCGGCGCCGAACACCTCCTCGCTCACGAGCCCGCCCACCGCCGGCAGGGTGAGATTGATCTGGTCCGAGCCGAAAGCCTCGGCGCTGTCAATGGCCGAGGCGGTGACGGTGACGCCGCCCGGCGTGACGGTGGCCGCGCCGAAGGCCTCGGCGGTGTCGATCGCGCCGGCGCCGGAGAGCGTGAGATTGAGCTGGTCGGCGCCGAACGCCTCGGCGCTCGCGATCGCGCCCGCCTCGCTCACCGTCTGCGGCGTGCCGGCGCTGATGGTGGCCGCGCCGAACGCTTCCTCGGTCGCGATCGCACCGGCGCCGGAGAGCGTGAGATTGAGCTGGCTCGCGCCGAACGCCTCCTCGCTCGCGAGCCCGCCCACCGCCGGCAGCGTGAGGTTCGCCTGATCGGCGCCGAAGGCTTCTCCGCTCGCGATGTTGCCGGCGTCGGATACGGTCTGGCCCGGAGCATAATCGACGCGGAGCTCGACATAATCGAGGCTGAGGGTGACCGCGTCGATGTCGTTGCCGCGAATCCCGCGGATCCGGGCGACCAGGCGCCCGGCCGTTTTCAGGTCGGTGATCGACGGCTCGGCATTGAAGGTGACATTAAAATCGGTGTCGGTGGTCGGCTCGGTGGCGTGCGTTTCCTCGGCGTCGAATGCGCCGTTGTTGCCCGCCTGCACGCCCAGCGACGCGATCGAGAGCGTCGTGGAGACTTTGTAGTTCGAGCGGATGATGACCGAGTTGATGAGCGAGCCGACCGGGATCTCGCCGTCGGTGAACGCGGCAAAATCCCAATCGCCGATGACCGACGCGTTTTTCCCTGGGGCACAGGTGGCGTAGTTCACGCCATCGTCAGCGCTCGCATTTTCTGGCGTCGTCCAGTCGTTCGTCCCGACTGCGCCGCGCGTTGCTTTGGTCGCGGTTGCCATCTACAGCGCCGCCCGATCGGTGATGATGAACCCGCGGCAGGAGTGGCTTTGCGCTTCGTCGCGGGCCGTCAGTTCCGGACAGCGTCCGATCGCGACCGTCAGCGGGCCGAGGTAAAGATCAAACAGCGGCCGGCGCCAGTTAAACCTCACGCCGAGCGACACCTCGTCGCGCGTGTCGAGATACTGCACCGCCCACCAGTGCCCCCACCACAACCACACCTTGCGATGCAGCCTCATCGGCCATCCTTTAGCTCGCCGCGAGCGCCTTCGCCATCGCCTCGCGTTCGGCGGGCGACATCGATGCCACGCGCTTCGCGGTAAGCTCGGCGGCGAGCTGCGCGTCGCGCGCGCGCTGCATGTCGCGCAGATCCTGTTTGATCTTGTCCACGACCGCGTTGCTCTGCGCGATCGCGTCGTCCAGTTCCGAAAGCGTCATGGCGTCATAGGTTTTCATGGGGGTCCTTTCAGTGTTGAGTGGTTCCGGGCGGCGGGCCGCGCCGCACCGCCGGCACGCCGAACGCTTCGGCGGATTTCACGCCGCCGGGCATGGCGCGGCGCAGTTCGGAATTCCACGCCGCCTCTTTCTTCGCTTCGTCGAGGATGGCCGGATCGTTGGAGAGCCCGAGCGGCGCCCCCGCGCGGTAGAGGATCGCGGTATCAAGCGCGATGCGCTCGGCCTTCGCCTGCTCCTCGGCCTGGAGCGAGCATCGGTAGAGCGCATTCGCGAGCGCCAGCGCCAGGCCCGGCTCGAAGTCGACGTAGACCGGGCGGCCGTCGACGGTGAACTTGTAGAACACCATGCCCACCGCTGCGGCCGCGAGCGCGCGCAGTTCGCGCGAGATCTGCTGCGCCGCCGACCAGTCCATCGTGCCGCGGACCTTATCGTCGAGGTTCAGCGCGACGCGGGTGCCGGCCGCCTTGACGTTGATGGTGAGCTTGCCGTCCATCACAGCTTGAAAATCCTGTTTGCCCCTGCGTCGAAAACAACCGTTATGTCTCCGCCGTTGGGCGTGACCGGCAGCCCGGTCGCGGTGTCGATGTTGGCGATCAAGCGCGAGGTCGATTCCACGCCGGAATCCTTGTAGATCTCGATCGACTCCACCGTCGCGCCCGACACCGCGGTGTGCACGACGTCGGCCGCGTCCGCCACGCCGGCGGTGACGGTCTTTGACGCATACGCGCCGGAGGTCGCGATACGCGCGCCGGCGAGGATGTCGTCGAGGTTGTCGTCACCGGCGATGAACGCGTCCGCGCCCTCGTCGTAGAGAAAATGCTTGATCGTATTGGTGTCCCAATCGATCGTGCCGTCCAGGAATCCCTCGCGGCCGGTGTCTCTCAGTGCATTAGCCATTGCGTTTCCTCCCGTTAAATCAAACCCCAATCAACGCCAGCAGCCAGGCGACGACGTCGTGGCCGTAGTAGACGAGCGTCGCCGCCGCGAAAATCAGCGGCGCCACGACCTTCTCCTGCCAGCGCATGTCCCGCCAGCTCATGCCGCCCTCAGGTTTTGGATGAGCACCGGCCCCATCACCTCGATCCGCCGGAAAAAATCCGAGTGCCCGGCTACGCCGTATGAGCCGCAGTCGACATTGCGATATCGCCGATCGTGGCCGGTAAATCCCGTCCGGCCCATCCCGCCCCACGGGTGTTTGTGGTTCCAATTCCACGGCAACCAATCCAACAATTCCGAGATCAAGACTGGCACATCGCCCTTGTTGTAATAGACGTGGATCCACTTCACCCGCCGCTCGATCACCCGGCCCGTGTCCAGCGCGGGATTGATGAATATCAGACCCGCAAACGGCGCGCCGCGGTCGGCGGCATCGGCGAGAATCGCGCAGCCGTTGGAGTGTCCGACGCCGATGTCGCCAACCTTCGTGCCGCGCAGGATATCCTCTGCCACGCCGCCATTCAGCAGCCGAACCTGCATGAGTCCGAACCAGCCGTAGTCGTGCTGATGAACAGGAAAGCCGGCCATTTCCAAGTACGGAATCAGGGTGTCGCTGGTGGCCTTCCCCCCGTCGGCTACCCGGTAGCCGTGCACCAGATGTGCCATGCTCACGGCAGCAGCGCTCCGCCGATCGCCCGGACCGCGCCCCTCAAAAGCGGGGTGACATCAAAGTCGATTACCGCGCACTCCCGCTTCACCTCGCGCGCAAGGCCCGCGCCGGCTTCAATGATTCTGACGCGACCCGCGGCGAAGAGCGAGACTACGCCTATCGGTTCGAGCACAAACTCTTGGTCGAGATGCTTGCTGATTGCCCGATAGCACGCTTCACCGTCGGTGTCTTTTTTCTTCACTGCGATCTCGATTGCCCGGGCAACATCCGCAGGATCGAACCGCACGGCGCCGGTCGTGCCGGCCAGCAGAACCCTCTCGCCAATACCGGTAGCGCAGCCCGCGAGGCTCAGCGCGAGGGCGATCAATGCGTAGTGTGCGAACGATTTCATGATGCCCCCTCTACATGCGTGTTTGGTCGAAGCGGGTTTTGGCGACGAGCCGCCCGTAGATCGCGAGCACGACGCCGCCGATCACCAGGATCGAATTCACCAGCCCCTGCTGGTCGCCGATGTCCACGCCGGCGAGCCGCGCGAGCTCGGCGGCGAGCGCCACCGCCGCGCCGATGAGCGTTTTGTAACCGCTCATATCTCATCACCGTATAGGCCGCGCCGCGCGACGCAGTCGCGGGCGACCGTCT